ATTATCGAAATGTAAACCAACTGGAACTTCTGCGTCGTTTCTATTTTGACGAGTGACTGTGATTCTTGCGTCATTAACATATTCTTGAGTATTAAGAATAGTTTTAAGGTTGTTTAGATTTGGCATACCAAAAGTTCCAGAAAAGTCATTAATCTTATCTTTGAACTTTGCATTAAGAACTACTGTTTGATCTGTTGCCATTGCATTGATGTTTGTTCCCGCATCATCACCAGAAATTTTGACTAAATCAATAGTTCCTAAATCGTGTGTATGTCTTACTAAATCGATTAAATAATCTCTCATACGAGTTCTCCTTTTATAGTGTTAAGTTGTATTATATATTTGTTGATATATATAAAAATTGGCTGATTTACCTAAACAAATATTTCGGTAAAATTTATTTAAGTATGCCCAAACACTGTCCACCTCTGATGGATGAAAGTGTTCCAGATTTCTTGATTTCTAACCAACTGACATTAGATAATATGTCATTGTATGATTCGACAATTTCAAATCCAATTTTGTTCAAGATCAAAGAAAGTAAGTGTAAAGGAGTATATGAAAATCTCCCTTTTTCAAATTGGTTCACTGCGATATCTAAATCACAATTATTATATGTAAATATACAAGTTCCACCATCTGAAACTAAATCATAAATTTCAGTCAAGTATCGTTCAATAACATGAATAGGTCTGTAATTAAAATAGTTATAAACTACAACTAGGTTCATTTGTCCTTTGGGTAAATGTCCAAATAATTTTTGATCCCTTTCTTCATCGATAAACGAATACCTAATTCTTTTTTGAAACTGAGTTGTCCATTTTTCAAAACTTTGAATAGGTCTTAGATGTTTTGGATTATCATCCATAATATATAATGGATCGGAACCTATTATATGATCTACAAATTGTCCATATTCTGGTCTAATCCACAATGCTGCATATTTCCACGAACTGTGTGATTTAAGTCTTGATATAAAATAATCTGATACTTCTGGCTTATATATTAAAGTTTGATACAAGGCATCTGTGAGTAGGTAACCTTCTGAATCATCTTCGTATAATTTATAACTTTGTAATAGATACTCTTTTTCAGTATTTCGGATGACTGAATCAACGCTGTCTTTATATCTGTTGTATTCTTTTTTGAAATCGTTTAACTTCTTTTCAAATTCTTTTCTTGTGTCCTTTAACTTTTGTAATTCAGATGAACATATTTCAGATTTGTCACATGCATTCATCACATTATCAAATTCAACTTTTATTAATTCAGAGTCAATATCTGTATTATTAATAGTATTTTTATATTTGACTAGATGACTTAGTGGTTCTTTGATATTCATGCAAAATCGAAGAGATCGTTTATAGTGCTATTTATATTAGTTCTATTAACCACATCCCAATTTAGTACACCGAGTAGATTTTCTATCTTCTTATCAATGACAGTTTCTTCCATCAAATCATCATCAAAGGGTAACTCTTTATACCACTCTGGTACATTTAATTCATCGATTGGTATTGCAATACTGTTGATACCGTAATTGTTTGGTTTCAGTTTACATACAATGGTTTTCATTCCATCTGTGATATCCATTGTCTGGTTATCACCATTAATTTTCTTCACATTATTCCAGTTGATAGATGCTCGTACATGACCAGGAATTGTGACAGATATCTTTTCTTCTTTCTCTTTCTCCCACATCTTAGTGTAATAACTAAGTTTGTTGACTCGTTTCGGTGTTCCTTTCTCCCAACTGGGTTTTTCACGAAAGGTTCTTTTGAACTCTTTGATTTTTTCTAGTATCTCATCTTTTGTTTTATCGGATAACAAATCATCCAGAATATCTTTAAGAAAATCTTGAACAACAATTGGTGTATCTGATCGCTTGAGGTCTAATCCCATTGCTTTAACTTTACCTGGTTTACCATCTACATCGTATCGGTTACCCTCGTTGTCATAAACCATAATTGCGTATCGTTTCTTTTTAATAAACAACCCACTGAGACCAGTAACCTCACGACCACATTTAATAATCTCACCCTTATCTTGTGGAGTATTGTGTGCAGTTTTCATATACTTTGGGAAACTCTCGTTTATCTTGTCGGCAATCTCTTCATATAATCCAGTTGCAATATCTTTATTCCATTCCATCGAACCAGATTTAACATCATCTTTAATTGCTGGCCAAGCACTAAAATAACAAGAGTCTGTATCACCGTAAACAATACATTCCCCAATGTGGTCGTACTTACCAGTCATACATTCATTGGCAAAAGCATCCATATGTTTAGCAATTGAACGCCCAGTCAGTGTAGTTGATTGTCCGATTCTTTTATCGAAGAAACGACAGTGTTTATTTAGAATCGCACCATATAGAGAGTTAAGACCAATCTTTTTAACGAGTTGTCGTTTATCCCAGAACTCTATTTCTTTGGGATCAGTGGATTCTCGTTTCTTGGCTTGCATTTCTTTTCTTTCTGCATACCATCTTTCTAAGAGACCCGGAATAATTCCTTCTTTTTCATATGTAAAAATAGTTCCATTGGCACTGAGTGCAAGATTACTCTTTCTTTCGAATATGATGGAATATAGTTGCATTGTTGAATGTTGTGTACTATTACCATCTTCCCAATCAACAATAACTTTAATATCTTTCCACTGTTCCATAACAGCAGTGTATTCAATTGTTCCAAACAATCCTTCCCACGCACCAGCAAACGAAACACCCTTACGAGATTTACCATTCTCATCAGTCTGGTCTGCCATCTTACCTTTTATATATTCTTCTGTTGCATCTAGTCTAATTTGACCCACAATAGTTTCTGGAGCCATATTTAATGCACGGATAACAGAAGGATAAAGTGAATTAATGTCCACTGAACCAATCCATTTATGGATACCCACTTTAGGTTGGGCGACATAGGCACCTGCCGCTTGAGTATTTTCACTTTCGTCTCTATTTCTATCTGGTACAACGAAACCTCTTTCGTGGGCTTCGTTAATAATTGCTTGTTCAGTAACACCAACAGAACCCATAGTGGATGGTATAGTCACTGTGTTTGCGTGTGCGATTTCATTCGCTAAGTCAATAAACTTGAGTTTCTTATCAAGTTTTGCTAAAAGCATTGTATCCTGACGAGAGTAATCAATAAACTTTTCAAAGTCTTGGTTGTATAACTGATCTAATGAACCAAGGTAAGCAACTTTTTTATCACCCAATTCATACTCTGAAATGGTATCGAGTGAATATGAATGCATTTCGTGATATGTATATTTTTGATATAGTTGCATATAATCCAGATGGATACGACCAGAGAATGTATAAGTTTCTTGATCTGCACCATATCTTTCATATTCTTTTTTCTTGGGCATCATATCGAATAGACAAAACTTTCTGTTTGTGTCTGCATCCAAAATACGGGCAATACGATTTACGAGATATGGAATATCAAATCCTTCACTGTTCCAACCACTAAGTATGTCCGCATCTTGGATTAACTCTAAGAATGTCAATAACATATCATCTTCGTGTTCAAACATTATTGTATTCTCGAATTTACTTGCAATACTATCTGCTTCGTGACGATTCATATCACGAGGTGGAATTGCAAGACATATTAAATCATCCGTCCAGTCAAGATACAAAGACACAGCAGTGACTTTGTTAAATGGATTTTCTGGTGGTGCGAAACCTTTCTCTAAGTCGAAGTCGGTCTCGATATCAAAGAATACAGTGTGAAGATTAGGTGAATGTTTATTCTTATAATGTTCTTCTAAACATTTGTTTACAACATTGATATCACTTTCATAGAGTTTTTTTCCTCTTTTTTGTGATTTCTCAAAGTTGAATTGTTTCTTGTGTTTTGCACTGACACGGGCTACTGGTGTTCCATAGACACTTTTAAATTTGCCTACTGGACTGTCATAGTAGAACTCATATTTCGGTCTGAACTCTTCTATGACTCGTTTACCATTTATACGAGTACTGACTAAGATTCTATCTTGTTCACCATCGTATACCGCATCAACATATGACATTAATCAGTTCTGCCGACTGTCTCTAAGATTGTTTCAAGTTGATCGAACTCTTCTTGTGATTCGTGGAAATTAAACTTGTACGCAACTTTTAGTGCTTTCTTAAGAACAGTTGGTTTAATTTGCATCTCTTCTGCAACTGCTTTAACTGTATCACGAAGTCCTTCATTTAAAGATTCTACTTCAGACATAACACTGATACCTTCTTTAAATAATTGTTCAAGTTTCTTTTTTTGATCTGGATTAAATACTATAGACATAGTTACTCCCTATTGTTGTGAAATGATATTTAATAATTATACGAACTATGTTGAAAAAAACAGTATGTATATGACCGAAATGGTTATTTAAGTTAAATATTTTTTAACCTCTTTTGCCCATTTGGCTTGACCATCTTTAGTTAAATGAAAACCATCCTCATCTAAACAATCATTATCTCTTCCGTATTGGTATGGTGGGAGGGGAATGTAGTTTTGTTTATTTAATAATTCCCAATAATCTAAATTTCTACATACACCCAAACAGTGTTCATTTCTATCACCTTTTTTAAATACATCGTATATAAATGTATATTTGTGTTTGATATTTCTTGCTTCGAGAAAACTTAAAAATGCAATGACATCGTACATACTTAGGTGTGTAAAAAATTCTAAGTTGTCGGAACTGTATTGTTTTTTAAATATATCTTTAATAGACTTATCTAATGTTTTCGACTCATCCCAAGTTCCACAAGAACCACCACTTTGTATCAAATGTAAACCATTTCTATACTGTGTAATTGGAAAGTTGAAATAATAATCTTCTGGTATTGTGTCGGTAGGTAATGGAATACTTGTTCGATTTATTCCAGTAAACATAACAAAGACATTGTCGTATGTTCTTTCAGATAATAGATGAATACCAGTTCTACTTATCCAAGAATTATCTACTCCACCTTTGGCATAAATGTCGTAATCATCAAAAAGGATTCCGTGCCAGTTATTACTCCAAGTATCTGTAAAACTGTCACCCAGTATTAATGTCTTCAATTATCCTTATTCTTTTCTAGAGATTTTTCCCAATTTTCTGTTGAGTTCTAATGAAACTCTATCCATTTGTTTCAACATTTGTTTAATACTAGCCAACTCACTAGTTACCACATCTTTTACACGATTCATTTCACTATTACTTTGAGATAGTCTATCTATTTGGGAATCTATTTTATCTTCTTTATCTTTCAATCTTGCAATTGCTTGATCGTGTTCTTTATCTTTTGCTGCTTGTGATTTAATTTGTCCTTGTTGATTTTGATTTACAGATGTTTCTCTTTCCACACCATCCGTATTAGATTGAATATCTTCTTCGTCTCTGTCAAGTCTGTTATCGGTTCTGTTTAATTCTTTTTTATTTCTTTCAATTTCTTTTTGATTTTTTTCAATACGACTCTTTTCATCTTCGACCTCATCTCTCATAAGTTGGATGAACGCTTCTAAATCTGTATCTGCATATGAGTACTTTGCTCTTGCTTTATCAAGAAGATACTTAGCGGTAGGATCTTTTAATTCTATATCTGATGTTTCATTTTTTTCAAATAAGTCTTGTAGGTACATTATTTAAATCCTTTCTTTTCTGCTTCGTTATCCAATCTTGCAAGATAGTCTTGTGCCATCTTTATCGCTTCTTCTTCACCAGAGTTAATAATATCCATCAGTGTGTTTCTTTTTTCTTTGTAATCTTCGGCACTAGTGGGACTTCTGTATGTATATGTATTTGCAACATCTTGTTCATATACACTAGCACTTTGCATACGTTTTCTTACTTTACCTAAAGGTATAGATACAGTAGCAATTGCACCAGAAGTTGTTGTTTCCATTATCTCTTGAATTTTCATAACTATATTTATGTTAGTTTAGTTGTTTTAGAATTAACTTGGTAAGTAGTCGTTATCTATTAAGATCATGTCATATTGACAACTGGCGGCTGTGCCACTGTTACTTGCTGTGAGTTGTACATCAACAT